AGAGAATCGACTGGCTGAAATTACGAAACGACGCCTACGCCGCCGCCGCCGCCGCCGCCGCCGCCGCCTACGCCTACGCCGCCGCCGCCGCCGCCGCCGCCGCCTACGCCTACGCCGCCGCCGCCGCCGCCGCCTACGCCGCCGACGCCTACGCCGCCGACGCCGCCGCCGCCGCCTACGCCGCCGCCGCCCGTAAAACATTTCGGAATGCACAGGCAGACAAGCTCATTGAGATTATGAGCGAAGCGAAATAATCGAAAGAGGGAGCCGAATGCCTAAAAACAAGCTGAGCAAGACCGAAAAGAAAATCCTGTTGCTTGAAAGGCTTCTAGCCCGCCGACGCAGAGAAATTGTGCAGGTTAACAAGGCATGGTCGGAAGAGATTAGCAGGATCGAAAGAAAAAACAGGATGACTCAATATCAAATAGATGAGATTAGGGCTGGTCGATGGCCAATGTAAGCGAATTTCGACCCCGAAAGAGGAAAGCTGATGCCCGAAAATGAGGACCAATGGCGCACCCTGCACCAGGTATTACCCATCGACGTGTATTCGAGACTAATGGTTCAGTTGTATCGAGCCGCACAATCGAATGGAATCTCTCCCGAGTCGTTTATCGGAGATAACAAGAAAGAGAAGCATACCGGACCTCGGGTAGCGGTTTGGGAGAACCTGGTTATCCTTATGGAACGCTCTGAGAATGAGGCTTTTAAAGTATGAGACAACTAAAACCGGAAGAAATGAAGTTCACTCTTGAAAACATGGCCGATTTAATCTGTGAATACATCCATGACGGCAAAAGAAAAACTGGTCGAGACGTAGTGAAATGGTTCCGATGGCTCGAAAAGAAGTGCGGTCGGAAGGAATCTTACATTTACACGCGCGGGAGCAATAAACTGTGAGGTTCGCACGATTCAACAAAGAGCTTACGAAGGCGGCAAGGTTCAAAGACCGTCGTTCTAGAATTGGCCTACGGGCCGATGGTTCGCAATTGGTTCGGCTGGCCGGAAAAGACATGATCGAGCTTCGGAAAGAAGTGTTTGCAAGGGACTATTGGTGCGTAGATCGTGATTGCTGGGAACCGTGCCGAGGCCCGCATGAGCTTTCGCATCAGATTTCGAGAGGAAGAGGCGGTTCGGATACGAAGGAAAACACGGTCAGACGTTGCCAGATGCACCATCGTCGATATGACGGGCATGGCCAGCCATTACATTTCTGAGAGGCTTCGATGAAGAACTTCAAAAGCAGTTCGGTGCAAGAGATGAAGCCGTATCCGAAAGGTCGATACCGGGTACTTCGAAGGAATGGAGGTCCATTAATCATGGGAGTGGTGTTCTACCAGGTCAAGAGTCGGGCCGAGCGAGCCGCCGAAGATTGGGAATCGAAAGGCTATCGAACGGCCATCGTCTATACGCCGGAAGGGAAGCAGCCGATATGAAGCCGAAAGTTAGTGAGCATGACGTGCAGACTCAGATACTCAATTGGCTGAAGCAGGTTGGAATTTACCATTATCGGCAAAACACAGGCGGCGCGAAGCTCAAAGGTTTCTTTGTGAAATTCGGAAAGAAGGGTGCGCCGGATATTGTGGCAGTTCATAACGGTCGATATATCGGCATAGAAGTGAAAGCTAAAGGCGGAGTGCAATCTCCTGAACAAAAATCTTTTCAATTAGATATAACCAAAGCTGATGGGCTGTATATTTTGGCCTACTCTCTCGAAGATGTGACCAAAGTTCTTGGTCGTGTGGCATTGCAAATGGTGATAAAGAAGGCTCTAGAAAGTTAGCAAGATTCTGAGCCAGCTTTCTTGGCTCGACAGGGAGGCACGCCGCAATGAGTGAAACGAAGCATACGCCGAACGAAAAACTGTGCCGAAAGTGCGGAGACATAAAACCATCGGCGGCGTTCTCAAAAAGCAGCAGGTCTCTCTCTGGCCTTCAAACCTATTGCCGCAGTTGCATTTCATTTTATACGCAAGGTCATAGAGCAGAGGGCCGCAGAAGAAAAAATAACTTTAAACGAAGGCATCCAGCGCGAGAAGTTTATAGGCATCTTAGGCGTAGGCACGCCGAAGTGATGCTGAGAAATGATTTTGTAGACTGGTATAAAAATGAACCCAAGGTTTGCAGCTATTGTGATATTCCAGAGGAAAAATCCATCGAGATAGACAAGCATAGGCTAAACATTGATCGAAAGGATGGTCGCTCTGGTTATATCGCTGGCAATGTTTGCCTCGCCTGCTTGAAATGCAATTTAGTGAAAAGTGGATTTCTGTCTTTTGACGAAATGCGCGACGTGGGGCAGCGCTATCTAAAGCCGAAGTGGACCGGGATTACTTACGTCAACGCCCATGAAGCACTGGTCGAAGCGTGCCGAGAGGCTGTGGCAGATGCAGAAAATGTAGTGAATCCATGTTCTCGATTATTCGGATTTGAAAAGATGAAAGCCGCCCTTCGACTAGCCGAATCGACGGCCCCGGAGGTGCGAGAGTGAGTGAAAGCGTGTGGATTATCGAGTATCGCAGCACGATATGGTCGCAAAAGGTGTGGAACACGATTTTACAGGTTCCCTCTGCTTCAGAGATAGAAGCTCAACACAGAATATTATATCTAAGCATCAGGAAAGAAGGAGAATATCGAGCAGTTGAATACGTTCGAAAGCCGGAGGTGCGAGATGGCGAAGTTTGAGGAGAAGCGAGCGGCATTCTTTCGGGAGACGGAGGCGCAAAAGAAGGTCGATCAGGAAATCGGCACAACTCAAGACGTTTGGAATCATGGCTATGAGGCCGGAAAAAGATTCAGGGACGCCGAAGTCGCCGAAATGAAAACCGCATTGGCGCAGGCCGAGGAGCAGACCAAGATGGAAGTGGTGGCGGCGTATCAAGATGCGGCTGAAGTCGCGTGGAATGCCTATGACCGGGATGATGGAGACGATATTAAAGAATGTGTCTTACGCTGCATCCCCTCCCACCACGCATCTCTCTCCGAGCGCAGGATGAATGAGGCGAGGCTAGAGGAAGCGAAATCTATTCCCGTTCACTTGTGGCCACAATCTGTTGGCGAACTGAAGGCATGGAACATGTATCGGACAATGCGAATTGAGACACTCGAAGCCGAACTCCGCAAAGCAGTTGCTTGCCGAGCCACGGCGGGAGAGGGGAGAAAACGCAATGGATAGCGTGAAGGAATTTGAGACAGTAGAACAGTTTTATGCCGAAATGATTGGTCGATCACCAAAAGAAACCATCGAGATGCTTAAATCCCGCGACCAGGAACTAGCCGCACGCCACGCCGAGATTGGGCCTTGTGGACGGCATCCGAAGATGTTCACTAAAACTGGCCATACTCATATAAATGGAAGAGCTGTCAGTTACTCTCGTTTTGCGTGTAGCGTCTGTCCTCCTAATGAAGAAATCGCCGATTACGAAATTTGCACCCTCTGCCAAGAGGTGCTTGCGGCTGAGGCGGCTGTGATCATGAAGCTCCGCAAACTATTCGACAAGGAAGGCTTGCACGGCCATTACAATCTCATTCAGCGTGAGTTTACCGACGACGCCCGCACCGCCGCGCTCGACAAGCTGCTGGAGGAGGCACGGAGCGAGATTATCAACTCATTTAGTGACTTGGCTGTTGAAATGGAGAAACACAGTAACGATCACATTCACAGTTTAGAGGAGACTAAACGCAGTCAAGCGGCTGTGGAGGGCGTATGCGCTGATCGAATCAAAGCCATTGTGAAACGATTCCGCGCCCTCCCACTCACAGCCGACACGCAGGGGAAGCCGACAGGCACGAGCGGACAATTCTCCGTACCGACAGATCGCCGCGTCGATTCGAGTTGGACGGCACAGGGGAAGGTGGAAGCCGATGGAAAATAATTATCCATTTGAAATAGTCGATTATGCCACCGGAATACAAGGAACCTATTGTATTGGTCAGCGTGTCGCCGGAGCACCCGCATTCATTGCCTATTGGAACCCTGCGGGATGGGCTGGAAGCGGATATGTGTTTACGGATAAGGAATTAGTCGAGGCAATTGTTGGGTTACTGGAAAAGTGCCGCGCTATCCCAGTGGAAGCCGCTAAGGAGGCTGAAAAACATGATTGACTTAAACCCAGAACGAGATCAATGGATTACTAAATATTTCTCATTGATCGAGACGTGGACAAAAATCATTAATGTGCTGGCCAGAAAAGCGATTCTTCCTCCTCCAGAAGATCAGACAGGAGCTTTTACGTGTCCTTACTGTTACTTGGATACGCCACATTGTGCTGAGTCGCATGATTCAATAGCCGATGCAATTGACGCAACTTTGAGTAACGGAATTGTTCTGAGTTCTGAAAAGTTAAAGGTACTTCTTCGATTTATTTCTAAGAATTGCAGACAACACGGAGCTATCGCGGAAGCCGATAGAGCCAGCCGCAAAGCGCAAAAGTGTATCGGGAGTGACCCTGCGTGCCCTTGTCAGGATGGAGACGCATGTCATTATAAGGGTGAGAACCCATTCCCGATACCAGAAGCCGTGTGCCCGACGTGTAAAGGTCACCGTCAAGTTATAGAGTATTTCAAAGGTGCTAGAGCGTATAAGCCGTGCCCCGACTGCCAAGGAACCGGGAAAGCCGATGCGACGAAGGAGAAGCGATGAGAACATTTTGCCAAGTTTGCCGAGGTAAGGGAACTGTGGATGATGCAAGAATCAGCGGTCCGATGGCTTATTGTGACCAGAAAGGAAACACTTGGCCGCAAATGACATGCCCAAATTGTTCCGGTGCGGGCCTTACCGGAATACCTGATGACATCGCTGATATTTTCGGCAAGCCACAGGCAGGCCACGATCAACCGAAGGCTACAGGAACCAAGTGATTTGGGGTCTTTACGTTGCGGGACAGCCGATGCCGTTTACTGGACGTTCGGCTATTAACTTTGAGAGGAGATGCACATGGAAGGTCAAACATCAATCGAAATGCCGAAGTACAAATGCCACAAAGAGGTTTACGCACTCAGGATAAAAGCAATTCGGATTCCCTCAATCGCTCCAAATGAAGAATCAGATGGCGGCGCATTCATCGTGCCGTGGGAAGAAGGATACGCGCCGATCAAAGTTGATTACAATTTTATGAGCAAGCACAAACCGAAGCCGGGAGGCTATTACGTGGTTTACGAGGACGGCTATAAATCCTTCTCCCCGGCTGAAGCATTCGAGGATGGTTACTCTAGGATTTAAGTCATAAGCCGGGCCTCCGAGAAACGACCGCACCCAAACGAAGTTGCGCTACAGGAACCGAGGAACGGAAAGGTGAAGGCCGATGAAACTCACAATTTTGATGTGCCTGCTGCTGGCCGGATGTGGCATGTTTACAGACCATGCAACATTCAATGACAATAATATTAAAGAGTACAAGAAGTGCAAGGATGCCGGAATGGATTCGATTAACGATGGAAACGGGGAAGTTACCTGCGTTCCTCCGAGGATTGCCCAGTGAAACTTGCTATTGCTATGCTTCTATTGGCCGGAACGCTACACGCGCAAGAGCTTCCATTTAAGCCGAAGCCTGTTGTTCGAGTCGAATTGACCAATGGTGTCGATAAATGGTGGCAACCGCTTCCAGTCCCTCATCGAACGGCTGACAGAGCTTATTGGGCATCGACTATTACCTCTCTCGGATGGACGGTGGCCGATGTCGAAAACAGCGTTTACATTCTGAAATCACCTAAAACCCATGAAGTCAATTTCATCTTCGGAAGTCATCCATCCAGGGGCCGATATTACGCAATTTGCCTTCCGGTCTTCCTCGGCTCGGCATATCTCAGTTATCGGTACAAGCGCGAAGACGAAGCCCTAAAATATGCGGGATTACCGACTCATAAATATGTAAGATGGTGGCTACCGGAAGCACTCAATACAGGCTCACACGTACTAGGTGTTTTAGTAACTCTAACTTCGACAGGGAGGTAAAATGAAGAGAATGCGTTCGGCAGTCGTACTAGTTCTGGTACTGGCTTCAATCGGGTGCGCGTCGGCAAACTACAAACCGCATCCCGGTGCAATTAACCTGCTCGATTCTCAGGCGTTTGATGTGCTCGTTTCGACCAAAGCGGTCATCGACCAGACCAAGGCCGATCTTGCAGGAAATACCTGGAATGCCACTATTTCCGGGAAGGTTAAGACCGTCCTGAATACGGGGATGATCCCGGCCTACAATGTTCTCGACACGACCTATCAGGCGTATCACTTGGCCGCGAATGCTTCCGATCCAGGAACTCAGGTACAGGCAGCGATGCAGAACGTATCCAATCAGACCGCAGCACTCACAGCGGCAAAGGCAGGAAATTGATGTCAACCACACCCATACCAGTAGCAACAGTTGGACTCAGTAAGGCCAGTTTGATCCTGCTGATCCTGAATTCCGCTCTTACTGGCCTTGCCGCCGTTCCAGGAATCGGAGCGCCGGCCATCCTTGCCGAGTCATTCGTTCAGATCATCCAAGCCGGATTTACGGCCTATCAGCAAGAGACAGGTCAACCTATCGATCTGACCAAGATTCCACTCGAAACGCCTGCTCCATGAGTATATTTATTCGCTTTATAGCCGATGGTTCATTCGTATCGCGGGCCATCGGCTGGCGCACGGATGGGAGGCCGAGCCATGTTGAGTACCTCATCACGGATACGTCTGGTCATCCGGTTAGGACTTTTGGCGCTCGCTTGTCTGGTGGCATCACGCATCGCCCGTACGATTACTGCAAGCCTACTTTCGAGGAGTGGTATTCGTTCCCCGGAATCGAATCGTCCTACTCCGAAGCCCTGAAGCTCGACGGACGGAAATACAACTGGGTCGATATTCTGTGTCTCTTGTTTGGAATATTCCCTAAATCTTTCGACCCGGAACGGCTCGTTTGCGACCAACTTGTCGGATACTCGAATCGGATGTCATGGGCAAATGGACTGTCAGGAGTGCTCATTAACCCGAACGTGCCAACAGAGGAAATGACTCCCGAATTGTTGTACGGGGCCGTTACGATCATGGTTAAAAAGGTGTTGTAGAGGGGAGGCCCGCCCGGTGATCCGTCGAAATCCTCATCGGGCGGGACAGTTTTAAGCGGTTAGTCGGTTACGTGACCACCGCCGCCCGGCATCGGTAAGCCGCCCATAGGACATCACTTGCTTTCTTGCCTTAAATTTGGCCAGAGGCAAGGACGCGCGTCCCGAAATGAGTCTAACATGAGCTTGTCGTCAGTTATCTACTTATGCTCCTTTATTATGCTGGTTGTCGTGGCCGGGATCATGCTCGGATTGCCGAGAGATACCGTTCCCCTGACCGCAAAGATTTACCTTTGTACTCAGGTGTTTTGGGTTATCTCCGTGTGGCTCGCGAATCAGCAGTGGAGCTATTTCGGAAAGCTCTATGCCGAGGTTTACACCTACAGCGTCCTTCCGATGCTCTGCGCTCTCGTCGTGCTTACCTTGCAGTTTTGCAGCTCCGAAAAGATGCTTCCTGCTGGCCTGTGGGCCATCTTCGGAGTGGCTGCAATATTCCTGATTACCCGAAAAGTGTTCCTCATGCCGAACATGACGCCTCGGGATAATCTGGCTATCTGGATTGGTGGCCTGACTACCGCGGTGTTCATCTCCTGCGGGATTGCGCTGTTCCTGTCGATAGGCGAGTATCAGGGTCCGATTCTAGAAAACATCAAGATCACGCTTGTCCTGTTCTGGCTGATCGAAGGCTTGCTTCAATTCTACATCCTGACGCTAAAGACTCGGGGAGATGACGAGCGAGCCATTCGGGTGCATACCGTGCTTCCAGGCCTCGTGGCAATATTTTTGTTCTTCTATTTGGCTTGGAGTCTGTCGCAGGTGCGTGTTCCTGAACTAGGAAGGGCCGACTCGCCAGAATCGACCCCGAGGGCGCTGGAGAATTAGAGCGGTGATGGGGTTTTGCTTGGAAGAACTATACATCAATTCAGATGCCAACCGAATTATCTCTCAAAACTGCGCCTTCATTTACGGTCATACCGGTCACGAATTGTGTGCCAGTAATCCCCGCATAGCCCGATAAGCCTCCCTGATACGTGGAGGAACTAATTCCTCCCGAAATCGCGCCATAAGTGATTGTTGATGGCTGGCACCAAGGATAATTCGGTTGAGGGTAAACAGGATATATGGGATAAGGAATAAAATGAGCATGTCCAGCATACTGTCCGCACTTTCTGCAATGTCCGCAATGATCGCAAGGCTCGCAATGCTGACATGCGCCGCAATGTTTACAGTTATCCATTTTTATATCCTTTCTGGTCTAACTTACCTGAATTGTAACACGTTCTCCGGCTTGAAGAGCTGATTCAAATTCCTGCATGAAGAGTTCGAAAGCTGAATCGCTTTCTCCGATCATCTCATCATTGATTCTTTTATCGCCAATCAGGATGCAGCCATCCGTGTCATGCGGGAAATTGCCGATGTGGATTTCGATCATCGAACGGCCTGGCACGTTCTCAACCAGAGGGACGCGATAGCCGCGCTTTGGAGAGTCGTACGGCACAACCGAATAGGTTCCAGCAGGGATGCAGCACTTGTCAGGGATGTTTTGGTTTCCCTCGAACGTCTCGGGGAGTTCCAAACTGTAATATTTCTGCTGAACGTCGATGCTGATGGTTCCGGTAATCGCCGTTGGCGTCTTCCATATTCTTACTAAGCTTATTTCCAATCCAGTGCCTCCACATAGCATACGCCACGTTAATAAATACCCAACAGGCAAAAAAGATGAGGATTGCAAAGGCCCCGCGAATTGCGTCAGGGAACATTACGGCAAATCTTATCAAGTAAGTTACGTGTTTGCACGTTCAATTTTCGAATTTCCAAATCTTTTTTTACCCATGCCCGAACGTCGGAGGCTGTAAATTGTGTTTTGGGGATGTCGAGGAGATTTCTCTTTACGACCAGCAGAATCACAAACATAAGGATGGCTCCCATCGAAAAGCTGATAGAATGCGAGAGTACGGTGATGTCAAAGAGGAATTTATTCATAACTTGTAGTGTTTGGTGATTAGGTTCGTGAGGGTATTAACATTTCCGGCCAACTCCCCGATCCTGTGTTGGTTCTCATTTGCCGCGCGTTTTAGTTCTTCGACCGCGCATGTCAGGTACTTGATGTCCGATGTAAGGCTACCCATCTCACGAGCCTTGAGTTCACCATCCTTTCCATTCGTTCCTTTGAAATACTTTGTGGCCCACTGGACACCGAGCATGAAGGCCCCGCCAATGATGCCACCTATTCCTTGGTTACTTATATCGTTCATGGTCCCTTTGGTATATCGGGTGTAGTGTGTACCCTGGTTTCACTCATCTTTTCGGAAAAAACCTGCAATTGTGGCCTTCGAACTGCCTATTAATTTCCTTCTCAAATTCATCAACCTGCTCTTGATACGATAGTTCAGGACGCAATTCTATCAGTGGCTTGAATTCCCACGTGCAATCCGAGCATCGCCATACATATCTTTGCTTATCGAGGACTTTTTTACGCATCAGTAATGATAATTTCCTCGGAATACCGGGAACGGAGGAGCCGCCCCGAATAGCATCGAAAGCAGGTAAATCGCACAAATCACCAGAACCACGACAACAGCAATCGTTTTGAACGGTTCAGGCAATGGCAGAACTGTTACGATCCAGTACAGAAGTCCCATGATAATCACCAGAACCAATATGCTGAATAGAAACGGCATAACACCTCCCTCACTTCATCCATCGCAAAGCGACATTCAAAACAATCACAAATCCAGCCAAAAGAGCGCCAAGCGCCCAGAAGCGCCCCTCCATATTGCTGCGCCACTGAGTCAGCAGGCTTACGGACGCCTCTATCTTCGAGTGTTTATCCTCGTAAGACTCCTTGGTCAGATAGATGCCTCGCTCATCGCTAATCTGCTTTCGGAATTGGTTCATTTCGGTCAAACGCTCTTTCAGTTCATCGTTGGCCAGAATGAGAGCCTTTTCCATATCGACAACTTTCTGACCCATTATTGCGGCCTGTATTTCTAGCTCGTGTATCCGGTCATCCATTATTGCTTTCCTGTTGTCTGTGTCGTTTGGGTCAGCACTGTGGTTTGCTGAATCGTAACCTCATTCGGAACGGGCGTGATGGCCAAGAATTTCAGCATACTAATCACACCGCTCACAAGGAACGTAATCCCCATGACCTTCAGAATATTGATGTCATGAGCCGGGTCCAGAAAGCTGATGGAGACTCCCGAGGAAACGGCTCCCGCTCCCCCGGAAATCAAGGCTCCAATCACACCGCGTAACCACCCCTGCCAATCGAGACGCTGGGCTGCGTCGACCATTTGCATAACCTTTCTCCTTGCTGCGGACCTACCATCTCCACAATCTTAAATTATGGTGATGGTGAGGCCGCTCGGCGCGTTTGGGCTTGCAGGAAATACTCCATTAGCCTCAGTAGAATAGGCCGACTCGAATCCCTTGGAGTCCACATCCGTCACCACATAGAAATATTCCGTTCCGGCAACTCCTGTTGTATCGAGATAGGTTGTTGCTGTTACGGGAGCCGTGTTAATCTTCGCGTATGGGCCTCCGGTGACTGTTCCTCGATAGACGTTGTAACTGACTGCCGAGTCCGCTCCTGCTGGTGCTGTCCAAGAAAGATTTAATCCATGCTGTGCCATTGTTTCCTCCGTTTTAAGTTAATCTCTTCCAAGCTCTTTTCCTTAATTCTCGAACATCGGTAAATCGGCAAAACAGCAACGTCAGAGAATCCACGTCCGCCGAATGGTTGAAAGCGATCCTGTAGCATTTTCCGCACATTCTTATGCCGCGAATCACCCTGCATCTCTTGAGCGGCACTTTGCAGTGATAGCATTTCAACTGTTAGCCTTTATCGAATTGACCAGCCATAGCAAGTAATTCCGGTAGTCGATGTTTCGGCAATCGTGAAACTGACTCCCGCCAAGGTTGCTGAAATCGATGGATCGGCTGTCAACGTCGGAAGTACGCAGCTTGGCGAACCCGGTATGCCTGTGTTGTCCGTGGTCGGTGTCAGTGTAATAATGCCTCCCGATGGAACTGCCGTTGTGTTAATCGTGTAGGTTGCCGTGGTGGTCGGGATAGCCACCTTTCCGTTGGATGAATTACCGCACGCAAGCGGACCTGCTCCAGAAGCGATCAGGCATCTACCAGCGATGGAAGGTTCAGATGCGCAGTTGACGAAGGTTCCACTAATCGTGTTCGCTACGGCAGTCTGTACATTATTTCCGCACAAATCATAGAACGTGCCAGCACTACTGATTGCTTTGCCGCTGTTGGCGTTAAAAAGGATTGTCGAATCGCGCAGATATGCAATGCTGGGCGTTGAGTCGGTCTTAATTGCCACTGGATTTGACGCTGCTGTCGGATTCAGAAAGGCGTCTCCAAGCATGTGAACTGTAGCGCCGGAAGTGATGTTTATAAGTGGTTGATTCACGCCGTTGTTGACGAACGTGTCTCCTGTAGACCACGCTTCGGTTGTCCCTCCACTTGCTAACACGTTGACCCCAACAAACGGCACGTCGAATGTATTGTTAGTGCTCCAGACGGGATGGCCGCCAAAATAAGCGTTTCCAGAGCCGCCCTGCGACCAGAAGAAAGCAGAATTGCTGACCTTGCAATATGATCCAGTTACGAGGTTCAGGCCGTTGGTAACAGTGGTAGCAGCACCGACGTTTACGTGATCGACAAGGGCTTCCGCTGCGTCCCCTCCGGCACAATAAATTCCTCCTCCTTGCCCCCACTGGTAGATGTTGACGTACTGAATGGACGAATTTTGACTTATAGCGAGAACGTATCCGGGATTGCCGACAGAGTTTACGGCTGCAATTTGCCCAGCACCGTCGATGGTGAAGTTGGAGTAGTGCATCCCGCTGTTGTTGGATATGTTGTAGAAAAAAGCTCCTTGGTTGGTGCTGACATTCCAAGCCGAAGTAGCCGGAGCCGGGAAAAGCACGCTTCCAATTCCTTGACCCTCAATAAAAACACCCGCGCCAGCTCCGTTGGACGGAGGGCCGGGAGAGTTGCATTTCGATGTAACTTGTATCGGCGCAGAAATCCACATGATGCCTTGTGGCAAAACGAGCTTGCCGCCGCAATTTGGACTTCCGGTTGCGGGCATGATCGCTTGGAATGCCGTCAACAGTGCAGGGCCGTCATCGTTCGGAGCAATCACAACCTGACAAAGCGAGTTGCCGTTTGACGAAGTACAATTCGCTGCGGCGTTGTTGGATACCGTAAAACTGGTACAGGAGGCGACCGCAGTAATCGTGGTTCCAGGCGAAAAACGCGCCGTTGCGGTTGTAGTTATTAGCGTGCTGGCCGCATTGTCCTGTCCCGCAAAAAGCCAACCAATCATGCTTGAAGTGACACAAGGATCGGATGCAGTGGTCGTGTTATTGCCTACCGTAACGGTTTTGCTTCCACTCGTGAAAGAGGCATCGAAAAAGCGAACTCCTTGCGCTTTCACTCCGTAATTTGAGGCGTAGATGATGTTGGGGCCGTTATAGAATGGAATGCCGGGACCGTTGGCAGGGAGTCCCCCTCCACCGCCAATGTATCCGGGAGTCGTATACAGATTCGAAGGCAATGGACCTGGATTTTGCGCCATCGAAATAATCGGAAATCCGAGAATGCATACAAATGCAAGTGCCAGAGCTGGAATCTTCATGGTCAATTTCTCCTAATCTTCGTCTCCAACCTTACCTCTTCCCGAGGACTGAAATGGACTTCTGCCGTAACTTTAGGCGGTCCTTGCGATAGTCTTGGTTTCGAGTCCATTAAGGATGCACCCTAATATTAAATGCAATTGTTCCGCCTGCGCTTGTCGCAACAGCGCATTCATTGATCGTTACGTTTCCAGCCGATGAGACAAAAGCAGACCAAACCGCTCCGACTCCTGGCGTACTGACAGGAGATGCCTCTGCAACCATCGAGGTCGCCGCACCTGCTACCGCTGTCGTATTCTGCACGCATGTTGCCGCCGTGGTAGCTGTGGCGAAGGCTGAACTGGTTGCCGTTAGATTGAAAGCTAGATTCACGTTTGTAAGAGGATCGGGAACTGAAATGACCCGAGCCGCCGCCGTCGCTGCTGGCTGAAACTTGAAGTTATTCGTTGCCGCTGTGCCAAGCCACAAATTACCGAATGGATTTGATGCGGAGCCTACGTCCGTACCGCCCGCAACACTCGATGCCATAGCCGCTGAAAATAATTGGTTAGCGGTCCATGTTTGCGTCAAATTCGGCAAAACTAATGTTCCGCTCGCGTCTGGCAGCGCATAATTCCTGAATCCAGTTACACCGTTTGTGTTTAACGCTCCACTGAAAGAATTTCCATTTGCACCGATAGCTAGTCCATTTGCGGTAGCTTGCAAGAACGCCAATCCGGGCACATTGTAAACATATCCGATTTGAGTTCCTGAGAATGAATCCGTCCATGTTCCAGCATTCCAGTGTTCCCATAGAGTGATTGGAGAAAACACGGTGCTGGCAGTCGTGGAAATTCCAGTGCTGGCAGGGCCGGAAGTCTCTCCTCCGACCTTTAAGCGGCTAAACTGAATGTTCGATGTACCCGTAAGGCTCAGACAGGTAACCGCCGTTAGACCGCCGAAACATTGAATTTCCAAGTCGCTGCCATTGAAAGCTGCGTCATTTTGAAGTTGAAACCCATAATTGGATGATCCTACCGGGCTAACAACGACTTCTCTCCACCTGGAATATGAAAAGCTGGTGCAGCCTGTGTGACTTGCACAATTGTCCTGAAAAGTTATTCCATTCACAAAATTCTGAACGTGAACCAAATCAAGATTAGATTGTTCAGTCCATTTTTGCGTGTTGCTGAATAGAATTGGGATTCCGGTGGACGAGGCTCCCGGACCCTGAATCCAAACCTGCGACATTTTCCACCACGTGCATTCATTGTTCAAAATTCCGCTTCCAGCATTGTTTGTTACGTTTAAATTCAGGTCGTAAATCCCGCCATCTCCGAAATACGTCGTGGGGGCATCTATGCATGAAATTGCTGTTCCGGTTCCGTTATAAGTCACATAAGTTGATGGAGTAAAAACAAGTTTTGTCCAAGGCCCAATAGTAACTTCATCGCCGGAGTTAATGTTGACACCCTGCCCGATATAGACGATTCCAGAAGGCTTGGAGCTAATGGTCGGAAGTGCGGCTACCGCAGTCTTTATTTTTGCCTTGGAAGTACCCCAAGATAGTCCGTCATTCGTGTCATTCCCTGTTCCTGAAACATACTGAACGGCATCTGTGGAAGCATTTTTTCCGGCCACATTTCCGGTCGTAAGATTATTGGAGTTCAATGGCCCGGTAAACGTCTCTGTGCCGCTGTGGGTGTTATTTCCGGTAAAGGCGTTATTGTTTCCTAAGATGCTATTTCCGGCTTGCAGCCATGTATATGTGGCCGGATTGCAGGTGTAATAATTTCCATTCGATACGTTCTCGGCAATCTGATAGATCGAACATACCCCGAATGGAACACCTGGATAGGTAATCAGTTGAGGTACATAGGTCGATGGAGGGCTGGCTTGCCCGAAGGACAGTACCGGAAAAAATAGAAGCAAAATCAACAGTAGTTTTTTCATTTTGAACTCTTGTAAAGTCCTTTGATAAGGCTGTCAGCTACATCACTTATATATTTCATGTTCTGTGGTAATTGGATTCCGCGCATCTTCGCAATTATGGCGGCTTCCCGATCTCCATCTTTTGCCGCTTGAAGTAGCTTATCTTCTGGAAATGACCAGTAAGAACCCTTAATGGATGGGGCTTTTGCCTCTGCGCTATTCGGATCGATAATCTTTCCGGGTTCACTCATTGCCTGCCCGACAGCTTCTTGTAATGATCCAGGAGCTGGAGGCACAACAGCGGCAGACCTTAGCTTGGTAACGAGTTGCGCATTTGGTCCGGTGGAAGTAGTTGGACCGGAACCAGTAGGCTCTCCCGATGGAGTACTTGTTGTAGGAGTTCCTGGAGCACTCGATATCGCATTTCCGGGAACATATGTACCCTTAGATTCCCTTGCTGCCGCCTTATCTATGGTGGCCTGCTCTTTTCCGCGCCTCATTAAATCCTGTGCGCGTTGCTCATTGGCAAGTTCTGCTGCCCGCTCTGGCTCTCCGGGATCGGGAAATATGGAGCGCAATGCATTCTCTGGAAGTTTTGTAGGATGAACCAACGTATCTGCAAACTTTGTTAAGTCGCCTTCTTCGGTGTAGAGCTTTTTAGCGAATGTGTTCTTAATGCCACTCCAAATAGATTCTGCTTGCGCCCCCCCGCCAGCTCCGGCAAAAGCACCAAGAACTCCACCCAAATCGCGTGCCCATATAGTTTCCGATGGAGATAGCTTCGACTTCTCACCGATATACTCGCCTAATTTAGAGCCACCAATTCCACCAGCTAAACTACCTATAGCTTGGGGTATTGAGGCCGCCGCTCCCATTGGAGCTAGAGGCGTTCCCAAAGGCTGTTCATTAGGCTGCATTCCCATCTTCATATTCTGAGTAGGGTCGAGAGGTGAAGGGAATGTGCCTCCAAGAATCTTTTGACCAGCTCCCGGAAGAGGAACTGGAGCAACTGCCGGAGTTGCTGCGGCTTGCTCTTCAGTCGGAACATAGGGAGAGAATCCAGCTTTCAATGCTTCATGAACTCGATCTATCGGAACTGCTCCAACCTTACCGCTTGGACTGACAAGTTTAGCGGCAATGGTGAACCCTTCTTTAACAGCATCGGCAACCCTGTGCGCCGGAATCTCTCCAGCAGCACCGCTAGGAGACAACATAGGAGTCATTGCCTGTGAAGCGTCTGGAGGAACTATTTGTTGCGGTGTTGGTGTGTTTCCCATTAGAATCCTCTACCGCCGAATGCCCCAAATTCATCACTTTTTTGCTGTTGTCCTGAACCTCCCGATTTTGTGTTCTCGCTTCCACTCATGTCTACAGGATCAAACTTTGATCCATAATTCTTATTAACCACATTCAATCCATTCTTATAGGTTGAATATTTAGCCTCGCCCAACCTATCAACCAGAGATTGAAATTCCTTCAATGAGTCAGGATTCACAGTTCCGGTAGCGTGCTTATCGAGCCATGAATTTATTTGTCTCGGTACTGACCCAACATCCTTCAATGCTTCGACTTCAGTTGGGCTGAATCTATGTGTTCCATAAAATGCATTCGAACCTAGAGTAATTGCAATCGGAGCGAACTGTGCGGCAACCTCATCTCCTGTTTTAGCGGAGGCAAGAGAAGTTTTTAAGTTTTTAAGTTGCCCCTCGAACGTAGCGAAGTCGGTTCCCAATTTGGTTGCTTCTGCCGTCGCTGGTGCAACAAGATGAGGCGCAACACCAGATACAGCCCCCCCACCATACAGACCTCTTTGTGTTTGAACAGTCTGTTGAACGCGGGCAGCTATTACCCGTGGGTCTGTTTCTCGTTCAATCGTGTCAATCTCTGAGGCCGATTGGCCTAGAATTTTAGCCGGAGCTTCCGGGTCGAATGCTTTTATCTGATCGGCAAACTCCATCTGCGATTTTGTCCTCTTGTTAAGCTCTGGATATTTTGCAGGGTCTATGACTTTATCGACCGCTGCGCTATAATCGGTCGGATTTTGAATCATGGCGACCTTGGCTTCATTCAGGGATGCAGCGGCATTCTCCCCTCTCGCTTGCGCCTTTAGTTGTTCCTTAACCAGAGGATTGTTTTCTTGCTGAATCTGCCCTTGTAAATTCTCATAATTGGAGCGTGATTTTAGCGCTCCGGCCTGAGCTTCCGGCAATCCAGCTTCGAGATTGGCCTGTATTTCTTTTCCTTGTGCTGCACGAAACTGTGATTCGCTTTGCGCAGCTTGTTGCTGCGTATTGGCCTGTTGCTGTTGAATGGCGAGTTGCTGTTGTTGCTGGTGATGTTCATTTGCTAGTTGCATCGCATTGAGAATCTGCGAGGTGATTCCCTCTTGGGGAATGAACGGAACATTTATGCGTGTATCGACTGGCATTACTGGTAGCCTCCCATTACCGACGTTCCGGGATTGGCGCTAAGCGGAAGATTTCCACTACTAGCGAAATTCATTGCATTCTGATTCGAGTTTGCGCCATTCTGATTAAGCATGTTTTGAATCGAATAAGCAGCGATTGGTGCGACCCCAGCCGTAAACGCTCCAGCCCCGCTCTGCCCTCCAGTAGCATTGACATTCAACAGGCCGAGAAGCGTTTGCAGGTCGAATTGCTGTTGTTGAATCGCCTGTTGCTGAAGTCCCATGTTTCCTTGGTTTCGAGACTGCTGTGCCTGGTTCGCCACCTGAGTCAGCGCATTGCCGAGTAGACCAGAATGGCCAAGTCCCGCGCCTGTCAGCGCATGAGTCGCGGCATTCATTGCGCCTGTCTGGTTCTGCGCAACATTCCCATACATCAAAGCCTGCTGTGTCGGGTCGATAGTCGGCGTACCCTGAGCCTTGTTCATGAGACTCGGGATAAGAGAATTGAGAGCGCCAGACTGAGCATTATTCAATGCCGGAGGCCGAGGATTAAACAATCCAGCCAGACCGCCCAAGAGTGAAGGAATTGCGCCTAAAGCTGCTGCCATACTAGCCTCCCATTCCTTGTGGTCCCGGTTGCTGCTGCCCTGTCTGCCCTTGTAATGACATCATCAAGGCGAATAGCGGGCCGAACTGCGATGACTGCTGCGCGTTCAGACCGCCTCCAGGTGACATAAAAGAAAGCGCCTGCCCCATTGCCGGATTCGCTGCTATCAAGGAATCGGTATTTTGCAATCCAGCCTGTCCTCCTGTCGATCCTAGAAGCGCCTGAAAGATCGGAGAAGACGCGGCCAGATCATCAGGAACCTGCGTTCCGCCGCCCATTCCCGGCATTGCCGATATAAGAGGTATGTTTCCGGCGCTCATAGAGTGGTTCCATTTCTTACTCCTGAAACTTTAGGTTGCAGTGGCCTGATCGGTGGAGTCTTAGGAGCCGCTTCCGTCGAGGTACTAAGTATCGCCGTTGTAGCTGAAACTGCCGGAGACGGGTCGCTATACTGATTTCCCTGATAGGCATAAACCTGAAAACTACCTGAAACAGCAGCATTGCCGACAGGAATCTGATGAAGGGGTTGGTTTCCGTCCGGGATGTTGTATCGACCCACAATCTGTTTCATGGCTGTATCCGAGGCATGGACTATCACATATCCATCGGCATTGTGGATACGGTTCCATGTCAGGCTGAAAAGGCCCTGCTTACCCTCCACGGCTAATCCGGTAACGGGAGGAGGCGCATTTGCTCCGACCTGTTGAATCGTGTTTACCCGGTTCTGCAAGTTCTGCACGGCCTGATTAAGTATCGTGGTCATGGTCGTGACGTGTTCATGCATCATCTTCATGTCGGATTCATAATTCGGAAGCCCTCCCCTAAGCTGAGGGGGATTCGGTAATCTTTGAATTGTTGGCGCTCGACTCATTGACCTGTCCTTGACCTGCCTACTCTAACATCGTACAAAGCCTTAATATGCACAAGTCGTATCTGTGGCGTTCCACCTATATTTACCGGATTGAGGGAACCATTTATCCGAACGCTGAAGTTCTGCATCTTGCGAGCATTTGTAGCCTGCACTGGCCTCACCACTCTTTGCAGATTTGCAGTGCTGATGGCCGGAAGCTGCTCGAAGTTCTCCCCACCATCGTAATAGACATAGGGAATGATGGATTGACCGTTTGTATTGATGAAAAACTCCAGCGCCCATAGGGACTTATTTGATCCGCGCTGTAAATCGATATAGCCAGTCTGAAAATCGAAGTTAGCAGCGCCATTTTCTCCGATGGTTGCACCACTCCAGTCATCATATAAAGAGACAAATCCTTGATAATCTCCGATATAAATCAACCCCGTAACGGAGTCGATAGTCATTGAAGGGATATAAGCAACTTCTACAGGGAAAGCGCCTCCAATATTTATGTATGGAGAACGCTTCGTGATGTTCCCGCGCTTCACATCGAACACAAGAACGGCGCTATTGTTTACGGTTTGCCCTGTTTCAGAGTATGCGAAATAATACTTTTCGCTGTTTCCAACCGCCTCAAAAAGCAGTGGCACTGTCGGACTTGCCGCTTCAGGAGGATTGAACCCGCTAAACCCATAGACCGATTTTCCGGTTCGGTTCTGCTGCTTGAACCATAAATCTAGTTTATTGCTCAAAGGTTGAGAGGTATACCCGTTGAATATCCAAATGCCGTAACGATTGGCGAAGATGATCTTGTCGGGCAGGGCGACAATCGTAAACGACATATCCGTGCCGACAGAGGAAGGCGTCTGCGTCAGATTGAAGCTGGATTCATCGGTTCCGGTAAGTCTCCAGATGGAATCCGTCTTAAAAATAATCAGTTCACCGAATATCGAAATAAGACGTGTGATCGGTTTATTGTCTCCCACTTGAATGAAATTTACCGATGGATAGGCAAACCCATTCAAAGGCTTCGACCAGTAGAATTTATTGGTTCCCGGAACAACCCAGAACATGCGATCATAATGAAGACATGGAAATCTTCCCACCGCATTGCCTGGACTTAAATTGAATCTGGTATTCGGATAATCTCCCGGAACATCTCCGGCCACAATGACGCCTTCAGCCAAAGCCGCTATATCCGCTTCATTGTCATAATACGTAGTGGTTAAATTGTCAGGAATTGAACCAACTAAATACCTGGATGTTAAAGCGCCTCCTATTCGATAAATATTCCTGGAAGCAGTTCTGGCATCTCCAGTCGGAACGCTCGTAAGAGTTCCGCCTTGACCCGAGAGTGCAAGTAAGGCTGTATTTCCGCTAACGTCGCTCTCTTCTCCGCTGCTACTGACAAATGTCGCCGCCCATTGATAGGTTCCGGTCAAAGTACCAGTAGCGGTCCCCGAAACCATTCCTGACCCTGCTGGATTCTGAAATATGGTGAAATAGGAATTATAAATTCCAACTCCGACGCTTGGATTATATGGAGGGCTGATAGGGGAATTGGCAACAACCTGAAAGCCGAAATTGCCGGAATTGATTTGCGCCTGAGTCCATGAAGAAAGCCCCCATAGATCGGTGGTTCCTCCCAAGGTGAAAGCCGCAAAATTAAACCCGCTCTGCGAAAGAAAGGATATTGTTTTCGGATTTCCAACGGGAACATTGTTATTAAGAAGTGTAACGGTCAACCATTGGCGATTGACATTTGGCGTACTATTAAACCACGCCATGAAATTCAACTGGATTCCTGCAACTCCCACCGTACTTATGGCAAAGCTGCTTGTGGACATCGTTGCTTTAAGAATCTCAGATGTCTGACCTGTACTAAGCAAGATTTGAGCCGGGGCATTAGGATTTACTCCGACAAGTCCGGTGGTTGTACTCCAGATAACGGTATTCGTGCCTGTGGATACCTGTGTTACAGCCCCCGGAGTTCCGGTGGTGACGGTAGAACCTACAGCCGTGGGAGGAGGCCAATCCACAGTCAAAAAGTTCTGCATGTCCGTCCAATACCCGGCATTTCCAATATCGAAATACACTTTTCCTATTGCAGAGGCAAACGACATCTTTTGTTCATTAAAGTTAGCTCCAGCAATGGCAGATGTCATGCCTCCAAGCGTCGGCCCCGTAAATACATCTCTTCCAATTCCAGCAACACCACCTAGAGCGGGATTCCAATGGAGAGAGTGAATATTCGTCGGAATAATCGTTGCCGTTCCTTGTGTGAATGTAGAGCCCACATAAGAGGACGTATTCTGATTGGTATAGGCTCCGGCACTCTCTACGTTTCCCGTTTCATCGAGACGCACATTTTCGGCAAGCAGGCATTCTTTCGGATCGAGCTTATCGACCGCCGCTGATGCGTTCATGCCACCTGAAAAGTCCGCAAATATTTGCTCTTGTGGCAATTACTTCCCCACCCACCCAGTATTCGTAGCTGTACCGGATTCCTTTACATAAAGAGTCGTTGCACTGCCGCCTGAAAGATTGAGGTAGATACTTCCAGGAGAAGCCGTTACCACGCCGTTCGGTGATCCCGTCCCGATGAATAACGGAATGCCCTGCAATGTCTGCGTTCCACCTGTCGAAGTGGCGCGGGTGAATGTCGAAGTAGTTGCATTCAAGTCTTGCAGGCCGATTAATCCTTTGGTGATGATCTTTGCCATTAGTAATATCTCCGGGAATTGCGAAACGCTCTTACCGATGGATTGGCCATCGATCTATCGAAACTACTACCAGGAACCATCGACGTAGGTCGGGATTGGTTCTGATGCCTTGTCAGTTCGAGGGCCGATACGATCCTCTGCTTGTATTCGCCTTTGAAATTCATGGCCTTTTGCATGTCGCTTTTGAGCATGGCAAGGTAGCTGGCAAAGACCGAAATGCACCTTTGCGCGACTAATGGAAGGGCCGTTGTATCCGTCGAATTAACCAGAGTCGCTGGCTGCGGAACGTGATGCAGCGTAATCGTTGTCGCAGAAGACGGAGGCGGCCATAACAGAAATTGAGTGTGCGACAGCGGCACAAATCCCTGCGAGTCATTCGAGGAGTCTTTTTCCCACTGATACATGCCTCCATATTGCTTGTCGAGAGACAAGAGGAACGATGGAAATAGTCTCAAGCTGCCCCATAGCGCGGGACCATACATCCATTGCGGCGTGAGCATATCGGCGGGGAAGCTGTAGATTCCGACATTCGCGGCCACATTGATCGTTTCCTCGGATTGCAGGATTCGAGTATCCATGACCACTCGGAGATAGGCTGTGTTGATATAGCTGGTCAGTTCGGCAGTGGTCCAGAGGCCATCATTCGACACTTCGTTTAACCGGGTTTTTACTTCGGTCAGGAAGTCCGATAATTGATAATTTTGAATCATGATCCGTAAGACGGCTTCAAATCTAGCTGCATCGGATAGCCAACGGCGTTCAGCGCCTTAGCAAACAAGCTGCCTTCCTCGAATGGTTCCATCGAACGTACCCGAGTCGGCCACCATCGCGCCTTGTTTTCAAGTACCGATTCCATCCAATCGCCATAGGCCATGAACCATTGCTGAGCAAGCTGCAAATCCTGAAATTCTCCTTCTCGAACAAAGCATTTCATGAGCGTATAAAGCACTAGTCCAAAGTGACAATGAACCGGGAGTTGCGGGGTGTCCGTATCGAGAACCAGCGTGTCGGGAATGCGCGTTCCGAAATAGCCGATATTCAATTCATCGGTGGAATACTTCTGTAATTCCCCAAGTTCCGCGCTTACCGTGGTAAATGGATTAGCCACAACATCGGGCCGGAAATAAAGATATGCGCCTTGAGTATCTGTAAAGCCAATAACAATCCCAAGCTCCTGAGAAAACGTATAGCTTGAATCAGGAGTAATTCCGTCCGTCGAAAGGAATTGGGCAACCACGCCAAGTTCCTGTGAAAAAGGTGCATAGTTGAATCCGTTCTGGGATGGAGTCGGATACGGAACAACATTGAAGTTCTGCGACATGACCGGAAAGTAAAAGCGGAACGGGTTGTTTGGCGGCGCGGCCCTCCAGCTTGGATCATTCTTATCGAGTTCATATTCATTCGTCTGTGGTAGAAAATTGCGGTCCCAGGTAAAGCGTTCGAACTGGTAGAACTTAGATTGCGCCGTATAGGTCGAAACCGATGAAGTGCAAACGATGTTATCGAACTCCTTAAACCATTGGGTAACTTGTTGGGTATAGAATACAGCCTCATTGATGTACCCATTAAGCTCTGCGACGGACCAAGAGAGTGAGTTCACATCCGTCGATGTGTTCATCAGGTAGATTTCGGCCTGTGAACGGATTTGACCGAGATTGAGGGATGCACTCATCCATTAATCGCGCTCACTGGCATTGGCGCGGTCCTCTGTCCAGCCTTCCATAACCTGTAAACTTGGTTTATCCGTTCCAAAACCTTTTCCGGTCCAAGACGAGTGGTGCAGATCGGCGAAGGAACTCCGGCCCCACTCTTATCCCGAGAGTTCTTAGCCACTTCATACGGACAGGTCCACATGCCGCCAAGCCCTTTCATCTCCTGATTCTCGGTGACAACAGAGTGTGTCGATCCCTTGCACTGCACGCACTCCTGATTCACGGTATGGATGTAATGCAGGACATGACAGGGATGGCAAAACACTTCTGCCGGGTCGGGAGCAATACAGAAATCGTTCTTCCAATATTTGCAAAGGTTGTCATGGCTCGAATGGCTGAGCATAGTAATCTTCGGCGTGTCGAAGCAGCCAGCCGCATTCAGGATGCCCGTTTCCGGCCCAACTACCAGGTCCACATACTTCGTCATGACGAGCGTTGTACGAAGCAGCCACCTGCCCGCGCGTGGAAGATAGCGATTCGATTCCGATCGTTCGAGTAGAGCGCAGTCAGGATCGCCTACACTCACTAGCAACACATCAGGATTCTTGATGACAAGCTCTTGCGCCACTTCCTGAAAATAGGGATACCGCTTGTGGTAACTCGAACCGGAAAGTGCCCACATAATTATGAAGCGTCCTGCATATTTATCCCGAAATCCCTGCGCCATGATCTCTTCTTGCTCGCTGAAGAACAGTTCTCCATTCTTTCCAATATCGGAATAGCCAGCTTTTTTCAAGTGATTATCGTAGTAGTTCTGCGTTCCAACCTGTTCCCTCACCGAACGAATGGCATTGTAGAATTTATTCTGCTCATCGAGTTCAGGATGCTTTTTGCCAATCTGGTCCATCATTACCATGAGCCGGGCATCTGGCACCAACAGTGTCTCTTCCGCCGCGCCAGTCAGGTTCACAAACTTGTCATACTTCTTTTTCAGTTCTTCCCAGTATTCGAAAAGAGGCCCGCTTACTACGCCTTCATTTGGCACGTAGTTCGTAAGCTGTACGGCAAACTCATCGACGTAGGGACAATGCTTGAGAACTTCTTTGGCCTGCGCCGTGCAATTCAGCGTGACGTGATAGCCTTCCTCTTTGATCTTTCGGAGTACCGGAACGCTCTGGATGTAATCTCCAATTGCACCGTACCGTACCACCAGGGCACGCTTGCCAGTAGGCGTCGAAACGGGCTGTAAGGGTACAGTAGAAGAGGACAGTTTTCGATAGACTTGCAGGAATGAGTACTCATCCTTGTCACCTCGAATCTCGTCTACAAGTGCCTCTGCATCGCCAATCTTGCCGATAGCATCCCGAATGTCCTGCGGGTTGAAATCCTGCTTGTGCCAGACGTTCGCGCCATCCTCGCCCATGTTCGGATAGAACGATTCCCAATCTTCCCGGCCCATTGCCTTAGCGACTTTCCGTGTCAGGGGAAGGTATAGAATCATGTTCCCGCCAACCTTCAGGACGCGCCACCATTCGGCAAGAACGGCTTCCGGGTAATGCATATCTTCGAGCGTATGGCTCGAATAGACGTAATCGAATGTCTCGTTCTTGAATAGATTCAGTTCTGCCACGTCGCCAACAATATCGGCTTCCGTCAATGAGTTTGCGGTGTAGCCAGCATCCACGCCAATGCAGCTATTTTGCCGCGTCTTTTCGACCTTCAACTTCCACGGCCCACAGCCGAGGTCCACACCATGCCCGGAGACAAACGGAGCAATCCTGTCATGAACTTTTCTTGTCTCATTGCCCTCGGGTGCTTTACGATCCCATGCCACTAGTTCACCAACCTTTCTTTGAGTTTCCCTGTCAGGAAGTCGAACTCAAACGCCTCTTCTGGATTTTGAACAAGAAGCCTCTTGCCTTCATATCGAAGATGCCAAAGCGGTAATGTCTGACTGATAGCCGGAGGCCAGTGCGAAGATTTCACTCGCAAGAGAATCATCGTAAAGCGCGGGCTAATTTCGATGCCGTCAAGCTCGCTGTCCATCGGCATAAGACCCATGCACAGATCGAGCAGCACCTTAAAGAAGTAATGCGGCTTCATTTCGAGGCAGTGTTCCTGCGGGGCAATCACCGATGAAAAGAAAAATTGAATCTTGGAATTGCTGCCTTCATCGGATATGCCGATACCCTTGAATTCCGCATCCTTTGGAATTGGAAGCGAAGGTTGAGTATCGTGGAACAACTCGATCATCTGATCGGGGCGAACCACGAAGCCTCGATGAAACTTCTTTTCGCTTGGCTTGATGATGGAAGAGCGGCCCGAAGGCGTTGTATTAAATCGTTTCAGATCATCGTCCACAGGCCGCTCCTTGATTAGACGTATTGAGGCGCTACACCAGGCAAAAGGGTGGTAGCTCCAAGAGTCTGTGTTGCGCTTGCCGTTCCGACCGCAACTAGACCGATGGTGAAACTCGATCCAGCCGCGAGCGCAATGGAAGGAATGAAGGTTGCAAAAGCACTGGACCCGGAAGATTGAGCGAATGTTCCCGTAGGAGCGTTCGCTACCTGTCCTGTGCTAGTGGTGGTTCCCACAATCGCATAGGGACGAACTCCGGCTGGAAAGCTGGAAGGAGTCGCTGTCACAACCCCCGCGATACTGCAAAGGAACGTCGCTTCGGCAACGGGGAAGATACCGGATACAGCGGTTCCCGGTGCAACAGCCCCGGATGCCGTCATAACCACGTTTTGCGCTGCTAGAGTCGCTGTTCCCAAATAGGATCGAACGTCATTATATGCCATAGTCGTTTTTCACCTTTCGCTCTAGGACGAGGTAATGTGAGCGATCCTTTCTGATCCGTCCGTTTGTTGATTCCAGATCTTTTGAAAACCCAATAAAGCATACCAAGCAATACCTTGGCTGCGACCGTAGTCAGTCGGAACTTTTTCTCGCAACTCTTCGGGAATGGCGACACCTTCCATGACGGCATCGAAGCCGATTGCAACGGCTTCTCCGGCAGTCAGGGAAGTTCCCGCGAGGTTGGCAAGCAGGTTGGTTTCTTCGACAAAGCGGCCCATGTAGTATCGGCCCGCCTCACCGCGATACAGGTATTCGGAGAGCGTTTCGCTGTACTTGGTGACATCGACGAATCCACCAGTCTGGGTATCGTTGAAGAAGCCCGATAGAGCGGCGACGGAGCAAATGCAGACGTAGGACTGTCCATCGTAGAAAGGGATGTTTTTCTTTCTCATGTCGTCGCAAATGGCCCGCCAGTTGGTGCCGTTGAGGTTCGAGCTTGCGGTCGAAGCCGCTGCACCGTTGGTCGTGATGTTCACCGAGTTTGACAAGGAACAAACATAGGTGAGGTCGGAAGACTGGAACTGCTTTCCGGCTACCGAGTCGAGAGTAATCGCCATGTCGTTCATAAGCGACTGAACCACGCTGTTATCGATGTCAAGTTCCGACAAAGCGACAAGCTGGTTCGTGAAGGCGATAGCGTTCGCGTACTCTTGAATCGTAAGCGTGCCCTGGTTGATCGTGAAGTTCGTTTCCGGGATAGTGGCCGTTTCGGTCAGACCGGAAGTGGATGCGGCGGTGACGACGGGCTGCAACTTGTCGAAGTACACTTTGTTACCGCGCCGTGCTCCCTTCGCCCCCTTGATCTGTACGAATTGGCGGAAACGCTTCAAGGGCTGCGCTTTAATACGCAACTGAAGCGATAACTCGTTGTTGGTGAAAAATCCACCAAGCGAGTTTGTGCCAAATAGCTGTGTTGGCATACGAAACTCCTCTTACGTCAGAATAAAAACAAAGTCTACCGGCGAAGTCCCCGGCGTGACTTTTGCTCTTGTTCCTTCAGCATCCGTAGATGCATGGTGTATGCATCATCGGAGGTAAGCGGAGCCTTTTGGGAAGGTTGTTCCGTGGCTGCGGTTTGAGCGGTATTCGAGAGCAGTGGAATGACCCGCGTCTCTTGGGCTAATGCTTCTTTCTTGGCTTCTGTTCGGATTGTCCCGAAAAACTCCCGTACCGTATCCGTCGCCTTTGTGAGAAGGTTTTGGGGGTCGGTAGCTATTGCGGGGTCCATTTGAGCCATCTTTCCGGCAAGAATTGCTACGACATCTTCTCCAGAAAATTTGATCCCATTCACCTCTACGGATTGAACGAGGTCGGGATTCGCGCTACGCCAATTATTCGTGGCCTGTTGCGCGGCAAGGGCAAGCTGCGTCTGCTGCACAGCCTTGTTCTGATATTCGTTAATCACGCCTTCGGGATCGGCGACAAACTTGGAAAGAAATTCCGTCTTCCGTGCTTCATCGGCGGCAATTTGCTGTGGCGTCTTTTGCGGCGGAGGTGGCGGCGGCACTTCAGATGCCTTGCGAGCCAGTTCCGCTTTCTCCTGAGAGGTCTGTGTCAGCTTGCGCTCAAGCTCCTGATAGCTCTTTTCGAGGTCTTCAGGAGTCTTGAATTTCCCGGCATATACTTTCTCGGGAGCGGCAACTGGAGGCGCTGTGGGGGGAGTCGCCTCTGCGGGCTTGGCTTCAGCGGGCGGCGTGGCTTCCGGCGCTGGCTTCGCCATTGATTCATCGTCAAGGTTGCGGAACCCGAGATCGTTTTTTGGAAGAAGCGCTTCCGTCGAAGTATCCCGAACGCGGCCATCGGGAGTTTCATCGGCCATGCGTGATTTCGTAGTTACAGGTTCGGTAACGCGGACAGGTTGCGTAGGCGGCGGAACGGGAGCAGGAGCGGAAGGCGGTGCGCCTAATCCCTGCCCTGCATTATCAGCATCCATGTACAAATCGCCAGCCCCAACCGTTCCCACAGCGTTAGGCATTATCCGTCAGTCCTCGCATTTTTTATAAAGGTATCGGAATCGCGTCCAATTGCCGATTCGCGTCCTGCTAGCACTCCGGTTGCAATATCCGCGTTTCTGTTGGTTGTGAGGATGAAATCTTTCAGAAATTCCATTGACCGAAGGTACATCCGAAATTCCTCAATCTTCGATACTTCGCAAATCCGCATCTGGTTGAGCGCCCATGCAGTTTCGAGTTGAACCTGATTCATGATTAACCGATAGCCGAGAGAATCCTCAATCTCGGAAATTGCCCTGCCGCGTTCGATCCAGCCCTTCAGTTCACTATCGGGGCGTCCGAACCATTGAGATTTAGCCTTGTTCGCAAGCCCGCGCATTGGCCTACCAACGGCCTCAACAAATTCAGCAAGGCGTTTCCGAGAGTCGAGTTGTTCTTTTGTGGCCATTATTTAGGACGCTTGAAATTCTTATCCGTTTTCGGATTCGAACCAACATTAATGTCCGCATCCACCATTCCGTCCCTATTCAGTCCATACACATCGATCAGGTCCATATTCCTGTCCGAAGCGGCAAGTCTCGAAGAATCCCTATCGATCATGCGCGGATCGGCAAGATTCCTTCCTGCCCCGCGAAGGAAGGTTTCATCCTGCGCAGCGCGTGGCATCGGAGCGCTGCGAGGAGTGAAGGAAGCATAATCCTGAAATGGAACGCCGGAACGCCCGCCAGAACGAATGGTATTTAGAGGATCGTGCAGGCTGACATCATTCTGCGCCCCGCGATAATCGGCAACGGTATCTACATACTGCGGAGGTCCGAGGGTGTCCTCGTCCTCTCCTTCGCGGGAACCAATTGCTCCCGGAGGAATGGGATCGCGGAAGTCGGTGGTAAGCCATCCCACTTCATCGGGAGCCAATCCATTCTTTCCTTCTGGAATGGGCTGTCCTGAAGGATAGAATTCGCTGTTTGGATATACTTGCCGTTCAGGGGTGGTATCGACATTCCCGAAGTCTCGACTAACTTTCTTGGTGATGTATCCCGGCACTCGCTTGCGTTCCATGTCAGCCCTTTCCCGGCACTTTCGCGCCAGCGGCCCGCGCCTTCGATAAGGCAATGGCTACCATCATCTTGTCCTTGGCCGCGCCAGTCTTTCCGGTCGCCTTCACGTTTGCGGGTTCATCGGAATAAACTTCATGAAAGGCGTTCGTAATTCTCGGATCATTTGACCCGGCGCTGGGCTTGTATCTCGGAGCCATATTAGCCCTTGACTTCGCCGCGAGCCTTCGTCAAATCAACATAGTCGATGAACTGAGGCTTTTTCCCCGGATAAGCAGTCTCTTCCTGATAGGCAACCGCGCCATGAAGAATCTGCGGGCGGGTTTCTTCGCTCGAATATGCCTTGGTATAGATCGTTCCACCTTCTCGGGCATCTTCCGCAATTTCTCCCGGCTCTTCCACTTCAGCCGGAGTCACCATATGGGCCTGCGGAATTACAGAAGGCGTTGCTCCACCTTCGATTGGCTTGATATCGGGATCGCCGTCACGCATTTTGGTAGTCTCCTTGAGTTTGCATTGTCTATCTAGTTCAGTCGAATGTCAATCACTGTGTTGGCTGTTGCCCACCTTGATGCATCTGCAATACCGCGTCGAGTAATTTTTGCTGTGTCTGCTGATCGTTCTGTTCTCGGGAAGCCGCAATTGTTCCATGCGCCTTAGCCTGCGCAGCATGGTACGGATTCTGAGAAGCAATTTGCGCCTGTCGAGCCTGTTCCGCCATTTCATCGGCATTCGGTGCAATGAGTTCTGCCGGATCAGGGAAATGGTAGGCGTCAAAGATTCTCTTTAGCAGAACGGGTAATTGTAAGCCAGCCTGCGTGAGCGCCTGCGGCCCTAATTGCGCAAATGTCATAAGTAAATCTTTGTACTTTGACAGGTTTTGTTGCCGTTCTATGGACCGGGAAAGTCCATGTGCCTTGAAATTGTATTTTCCAAGAATCAAGGGTAGTCGCCTCGAAGCTGGCAACTGATCGAGAAATGCTCCCACCTGCGGACCTAGAAGCTCTGTCCATGTCGGGTTCGATGTTGAATCGATGAACTGGAATGCCCTTTGCCATATTTTCTCCGCAACGAATCCGAGGCATCCATCCTCGATGTTTTGGGCAATGTCGGCCAGAATCAGCGAGCTTTGAAGTTGCGTGTTCTGAACCTCCGTAGCGGTTGTTTCGCCCTTGACATCCAGGATTCCCTGCGCCTGATCCGTGATAAAAGTTCCTCGCTGGTACTCCTTCTCCATTGATCCCTGAAAATTGAAAGAAGAATTTGATAACTGAGGAAACTGAACTCCGCTAACAGCCTGAGCGCCAGCACCAGCACGCTTATAGAATACTTTCCCCGGCTGTACGCCCGTCTGCATATCTCCTTCAGGATTCTCAAGTGCGCTCGCCTCTACCTCAAGCATCGGAACGACGCTGAATTTTAAGTGATCTTCCTGCATCTGTGCGACTCGATCAATCGCATCCTTGATCGACATGTTCATTTCGAGGAGGCCCTGACCGGGGAAGCGTCCGGCTACAACAAGCGGGCTGAAGATGATATAGGGAGGAAGGTTATCCCAGTAGGGATTATCTTCCATCTTCAGGATGGTGGTTCGATTGGCAATCAGGATTCTTTGATTCGCTTTGACGACCGCTTGCGTGTGCGGGTCGATGAGGTCGCCCCAGTACTCCCAGAGCATCGCTTGCTTGCGGTAGTGCTCAGCGGGGACCATGCGCTTGTCGTAGCGGGCGAAGTCTCTGGTATAGACCTGATCGGCGAAGTACATTTGATCGGTGATTCTATCGACGTGTTCAAGCTCGGATGTATTATCAAGGCCCTTTTGCGCTTTAAGTTCGTCAACATCGACAAGCGATTCTTCGATGATAAAATCAAATCGATTATTGTCGCGAGTACGAGGACCAGTCCAAATATGGAAAGGATCAATGCTTTGTACATAAAGCTGTCCTTCCTTCCGTTGCTTTTGGATTAGAATCGGCCCTGTATCGTCGCCGCCCACCGACATGTCCAGTTTGTTCAGATAGGCCCAACCAATCTTTAAAACGCCCAGCCCGCACACTGCCCCAAACTCCAATGCATCTCTAAGCTGAGAGCGGAAATGCGCGTTATCGGCCAGCCTGAGCACCGTTTTTTCGACAAGCGGGGAGGTTTTTTGGAGGTCGATGGTTGGATTTGTTTCTCCCGGTTCGACCGTCACCCACTGCTCGGATTGCATGAGCAGGCGCATGATATTCGCCACGAAGTTCTTAACCGCGCTGTGAGCCTTCGCATAGGTGATTCGGGATTGCCATGGGGCTTTATCATCGAAATCCTGCTTGTTGCGGTATTGGCCGTAGGCGTCTAGCCAGGTTGAACGGATGATAAATTCCCGCATGTAGGCTTCATTGCGGTAGCGTTCGACCTGCGAAACGATTTCCGCATCGGATAAGCCTATGCCATCTCTGGTTGTGGATTCGTTCGAATCGTCGGAATGGGTAGTGCCTTTAGCGGTATCGCTGTCTGTCGTTCCCGGCATTTCATCGGTGGAAGGGGGAAGCGGCTTGCCGGATGGAGCGCCGAACCCTGACAGAAAATTAGTTGCCAAGCTAAACCACCTGTCCAATCACTAAGCCACGAGAGAGCGGAAATTCCAGAAACTTGATTCCCTTGATTGCTTCGAGTTCCCGCCAGAGAGTCGGCGTGTATGGGTCAGGCTCGCCCGGAGAAATGGTTCGGAGGCGGGAAGTATCATGCATGGCAAAGAACGCTCCGGGTAGTAACAGTCCTTTGTCTAGGCATAACTGTAACTCCTTGCAACGAAGATACAACTGTGAGTCGAAAAAAGCAAAGTCAAATTTACGTTCCGAGTTAGCTATGGCTTCCAAGGAATCGTTAACCACGATTAAAGCCCAATCTTCAAGCTGATTAACCCGCAAAAGTTCCTGCGCCCATTCCGCCGCCTTAATCTCTTTTTCGACGGAAACAATCGTACCGAAGCCGTTCCTTCGGAGGGCTTTGGCAATGAAGGCTGTACCCATGCCCTTGAAGGCTCCCGTTTCGAGAACGCTTTGCGGCTTGATCGAATAGACGAGCGCATGAAGCAGGTGCAGGTATTCATCCTCGGTTGACTGTGTATCTTCGGAATGGAAGAGATAACCCTTTTCCTCGGGCACGTGGCAGTGGTTCTCTGTTTCCATTTTAAGAGCCAAGGTATTCCTTCTTGAAGTCAGCAAAGTTTTTTTCGAGTAGAGGAATTGAGGAGTCGATAATTTCAAGCATGAGATAGGCATCCCGCCAGCGATAGGGACGGTTGCCCGATTCAAGGAGCACGGCTTCATTGCCGCGTATCTGGTAATTGCCCATCATTTTGTCGGTGGCCGCGTGAATCCTTTCCGCGCACTTGAATACCGCCATCGAGAGATCGTCTAGCTTCTCGATATTCTCCTTGATTCTTCGCGACGCTCTACGTCCTCGTCGGAATGATGCGTCTAAACTTCGAGTATCCTTGCCACTGCTACGCTTTCTTCGTTCGAGAATCTGTGCCATGTGCCGGGTACGATCCTTTGGGAGTCACCGGGTTTTAGATAACGCTTCTTGCCGTCGAACTCCAGATGAATGAAACCATATTCCACAATGAAAGTCTCGTCCTTAATCGCATGTCGATGAAGCGAGCATTGCCAGCCCGGTTGCACGAAAAGGTACTTGGCGCAATATAGCTCGTTATTCACAAGCCATTCCTCGCGCCCCCAATTCTTAGGAACTTCGATCCTGCTTGACTCTGTTTGGCTGTGGAGCATTTGGCAATTTTCTCCAATCGTGCGACCTGGGTTTCGGCGCATTTCCGGGAGTCGAATATCCTTTTACCGGGGCTTCGGTATAGACGGTGGTTCGATACATCGGAACGGGAGGCTGTTCCCTCATTTTCGGCGCTTGCCAGACCGAGGAGTTGGCGAAGTAGCGGAGCGGGTCATAAGCATGGTCAGGGATTCCAACTGCGCGCTCTTCAGTATATTCCTTATCGCCCGTAAGTGGGTTTCGAGTCTCCGCGTGTCTCTGGAGTTGAATTTGCTCCACTAGATTTTTGCAGCGAGAAGATATAAACAGTCGCGGAGTTCCAAGCTGTTTAGTAACCGGGTTGTGAACGTGAGGTTCGATGTGCATGAGTTGCTGGAGGTTGGCGACCGATGCGACTTCATTGTTATCCGCCTTTTGGAGATAGAGTCCGCATTCGCGGTATTCCTGAGCCACCGAGGTCATGGCGTTTTTGGATCGGTCCCTTGTGGATTCGAAGAAGACGGAGGGGTCCGCATAGATTCCTCGAACCGAGTAACGATTGTCTCGCATGATTTTTTGTATTGAAGCCGCGTGCTCACGAATTGTGATAGTGCGTCCAGGAGTTGATCGCTGGTAATACTCGTGGGTGATGAAATGAAAATTATCTGATGTTGAGGCGCTAAGGAGCACGCATGTTGGTGCACTGAGACCGTAGTCCATCCAGCCCCAGCAAGATTTAATGTTACAAGAATCGAAGGGGTCGAATCGGTCGGCATCGTAGACATGAATCTCCCTCTTGAAGTCAGGATGAATGGCTCCCTCGAAAACATCTCTTGAGCCGTAGACCCAGCGGCGTTTCCACGCCTCGGGCTTCGACATCAGCATCTTGAAATAGCCGGGGCTTACTTTGTCGAGGATGTGTTGGTTGATTCCGGTTTCCCCGAAGAAATACGCGCGTTCAGGATGATCCCTGACCACGTCGGGGTGAAACCTAAAATATATCCAGTCATGTCCATTAGGATTGCAGTCTCCCCAGATGTAAGGCGGGCAAGCATCCTTCCATTCTGGTCTAGCCCAACGTCCAACACGGGAGTCGAGATACTCCCACATTTCCGGTGCAATCTCTTCAGCTTGGCTAACAAACGCACCGTTGATTTCAAGGCCACGCAAGTCTCCTTCCGACATATCGTCTAAGTGCATCCAGTAGATTTCCGAGCCATTGGCTAGGGTCATGCTTTCTTTAACGTCGCGTTTGATCCAGTGGGGCGGGCAAATCTTCTCGAATGTTTTCCGGGTGGTACTCATTAAGGTCTTGAAAGTTTGTCGTGCGATAACGAAACGAGAACCGGGGAATTCCCTGGCGAGAATCAACAGTCGTAATATGCCACCCGTCGTCTTTCCATTCCCAACCCCGCCATCGAACATCGACTCGCGCTTGGTGCTCCATATAAACGACTCCTGTGTTTCTGAAGCTGGCTCGAATAGGATTTCCGGCCCTTTGGATTTCTTCACAGTGGCGCGGATGTCCTTTCATTCGGCAAGAGAGGTTCCACTGGAGGCGTTTCGAGCTGTTCGAGGAGATTCAATAAATCCTGCCTCTGGAGCTTCTGAATGCCTTGCGGGGCAAAGACCAGCGGTACGGTGAAGTTAACGACCTTGCCAAGTCCCGAAAGGGCATGAAGCGTTTCGGCATCCTTTACAACGATAATATCACCTGGCTCAAGTCTCAGTTTCTCGATGTGGCTTATCATTGTCGCCGTGCTGATCTGGTACACTGGCTTCGACATCAATCACCTTCCTTTTTGCTTGGGAATGTCTTTTGAGTTCGGGAAGCTCGCCTCGTTTAAAAGCCTCAAGTCGTTCAGCAGACCGTCGATTACTTTCCTCTTCGAGCTGCTCTCTTGTGGGCTGAGGCGTCGAGTTGCGTAGGGCCTTAATTCGTTCAGCAGTTGCTCCCACGATAACCATAGTTGGCCCCGTGGAGTTAACGGTAACATTCGATCCCCCCTCACCCGTCGATTCCCCCTCTAAAGCCAGAAACAACCGGGAAGCCGCCAGAACCTCTTTCGGAAACTTCTCTGGGTCCAAGTCGAGAACCTTGCGAATCGTAAATGCAATACGAGGCTTTGTGATCCCGAGAGCCCTTGCCGACGACTTGAACGATGTATCGGCATATTTGTTCAAAATCCTCGGCCATTGCTTCTTCGCTACCGAATCCGAATAACCCGCAGCCTTCGCCGATTCCATCCCATTACCCTTTGTCGGCGACTTCGCCCCATAATAATTCTCCAGGAACTCGATCTCCCGGATGTCCGGCCTTCCGTTATACCCTCTTCGACCTCCAGGCATTATTCTTTCAACTTTCCAAAATGTCTGGGATACAAAAGTTCAGCTTCTCGCTCCTGAAGCATCCTTGCCGATGTCCAACTAGAGTCTGGTTCAATAGATGAAAACGGGAAACGCGGGTACATCGACCAATCAACTGTTTGCCATGTTTTTCCTTTATCAAATGATTGCTCCCAAACCTGACGTTCGATAGAGATTCTTTCCCAAATCTCGACATACGGTTTCGTAATCATGCCTCAACCTGCGCCACGCCGCCGCATTGCCAGCAATGATAGCCCTTCTCTTTTCCGTGTTTACAAGTTTTTTTGGGTTTTGGGGCATTTTCAACTTTTTCCGTCACTACCCCTTTTTCAAGGATCGAGTGATCCGGCACCGCCTGCGCCAACTCCGCATTGCAAAGCTGCCGTATCCACTCCGTAACCAGCATCCCATCCTCTTTCGCCGCCGCCTTCCAAGAGTCTAGCTCCTCTTGCTCTATCCTCATGTTCCACTGTGTCTTCATGTGTATATACATAACACGTTTGTATATACGAATCAAGGCAATTTGCTATACAGAAATAGGGGGATTGCTATACAAATGACGGGGTACTGCTATACAAACATACCCCCATAGGCAAATCGCGCGTGCGGGCCAATACAAAAGTCCCGGCTTCCATCGCCAGGAGTGCTCCGAGGGGCTACCCACGTCATTTCCATCCAGTTATGCAGCGCAGACACAACTAAACATAATACATCTTATGCGACCGCATAACTCTAAACCATTGCAATCATTGGATATGCGCTGGTGATTACCGCTCGATTGCATGATACCGTCACATATATGCGCTGTTCGAGCTGATCCTGGCTGGCTGTAACTCTGCATAATGCATAAAGTTTTGCGCTGACTTGCTCGGATCGTCGGAGAGCTTTCGTGTGACAATTAATGTCACAGTGACATAATTTGTCATAGTTGCCATACTGAATCCATTGGATTTACCGATTTGCGCTTGATTCAGGTGTGACATAGCAAACCAAAGACCTGCAAAGCCCTGAGAGTATAAAGGAATAATGGCCGAAGACCTGAGCGTCGATTAACCGATGATTGCCGAGCATTAGAGACTAATAGCCGGATGATCGAAAAGTAGCATGTCGTTGCGTGTACTGTGCGTGCATATCCGAGAAGCGAGGTAATCGAATCAGTAAGTTAGAGAAATAATTGAAATACATGCAAATACCTCTTGACATGCTTTGCATGCCTTGCTACTATCTAATCACTGGAGGGAACACACAATGCTAGACCAGAATGGCCACCATAATCGAGGTTGGCGCCTCCCGAAAAAGCGCGAAGTAGAAGTACAAACCAAGATCAGCAATGGTTCCGAGTACCCAAAAGGTGACTTGCTCCGAAAATGCGCCCATTGCTCCAAGTTTGTACCTTACGGGAATAGCTTTCATTTCGAGGAATGCGCTGGACAGTAACGCGCGTAATCGGCACGCCTAAGCCGATACATAGGCACTCACCATGCCGACAAGGAGAGTCGAAAATGCCAATCACAATGAAGCCGGAAACAATCGCACGGCGCGCAGCCCAAAGACAGCAAGAACAATATCATCGCCGCCAATCATTTGAGCGCAGCTACCTGCAAGCCAAAGTACAGTTTCCACTATTACCGGAATTGGGCACTTTGGACCTGTCAGCAACTCACTATTGGTCCGAATTTGTCGATGGACGCGCGGTTAATATCTGTGCCGACAGATGGCGCGAGGAATAGCTTAGCCCCTCCCGATAGCCTTCGCCGATGAGTCGAGGGCCTTCGGAAGTGACTAAGCTTCGAGGAGTCAAATGAAAGAATACACAACAATTAGCGTTAGAAACATTCCCACCGACCTGTGGCAAGCCTTAAAGGTTGCTGCTGTTACTCGGGGAATGTCGGTATCCGAAATACTTGTTCAGGCAATCAAACAATACCTTGCGCCGAAAGGACAAAAGCCATGATCGACCAACTGCGTGACCATCTCCGAAACTTCGCCATGATCGGAGCTGCCATTGCTCCGTGGATTTGGATGGTGTGCCGATGAGCCACATTGAAGCAATTCGGGAACTTAACCGAAGTTTCGAAAAACTCTCCCTAACCGCCTTGCAGGTCAAAAAGGAAAGGGATGCGCTAGTCGAAGCGTGCAAGTCGGCACTCAATGAAATGGAGCATCTAGAAGCGCACGACCATCTGAGCTATTTCGATCTGGATAAGCTCAAAGCAGCCATCAAACTTGCTGAGGGGGATAAATGAACAAAACTGCACTCGAAAAAGCACAGGAATATGAAGATCGTTGCTTGGTGGCAGTGCAAGATGCGTTCAAAGAATTATGCCAAGCAAAGATTCATCACGAAAAACAAAACGCCATTTGGGTTGATGCCGTCCGCAAGCGAGCTGAATTAAAGGTTAAAGCGGGGAGTGGAGAGAAATGAACAAACACCAGTCCGAAAAATGGTACGAATCGAACTACCGTCAAGCTTCAAAACGTCTTGACGAAGCCGATTACATCATCACACTCGATCCTCGACCCGAGGAAGCCGAACGCGGGCAAGCGTTTGACTCCGATCTGGTCGAAATCGGATGGGGCCTGTTTTTTGGGATCATCGGTGGCGGCATTCTTTGGACTCTAATCTATTGGTTTGGGAGGTTCTTATGACATCCGAAGCGAAGCGCATCACACTCGAAGCCCTGTTAGACGAAATCATCGACATGCGCGGCATTATCGAAAATGTCGATGTCACACTCGCAAAGTATGGTTGCCATGATGTCGAAATCAAGGAAACCATTGGCCGAGGCGAACCGTTATTCGTCAAATGTACCAAATGCGGCAAATCGGCGCTCAACGCCGGAGATGGTCTATGTGTCGGATGCCGGACATTGCAGAATGTGCGGTCGATTGTGGGGATTCGATGAGCCGTAAAAAGAAAACTTGCCCATGCTCCGAACATGGGAAAGATGGAACGCTCGACCATGACTTTTCGCAAATGTTCCTCTTCTCCCATAACACCAATGTCAAATTTACGCTAGAAGTTTGCGCGAACCATAAAGACAATTATGTGCGCTCGGCTTACTTCACGGAGGTGCCAAGTGGACAGGTCTGAAGAACTGATTATGGCTGGGGCCGAGATTACCGCTCCATATTGTCGAAATTGCCACCTGAACTGGGAAGAGCATAGTTCAACCAATATGTGCCTCGATGGGAGTTGGGGGCATTATGTCCCAATGGACCGGGAAGACTACCTTGAAAGGGAGGGCCGAATATAATGGCCGAAGAATTGGAAGTCATCCCATACGAAAAAGCCATTGAAATGATCCAGATACATGATGGCTCGGTGCATACGTTTCGATCCTCGGTCCCGGGAATGCTCTTTGGAGCCGATTGGCCGGAAGCTAGATTACTTGCGGCCATGAAGAAGTTCCCAATACATCCAAGTGGTCCTGTAGCCTCGAAATCGAATCATGCAATCGTGCTATTCGACGATAGAGGGCCGCTGTTTATCGAAACCAAAGAGGAGGGCCGAATCTGATGGATTACAAAGAAGAAATACAAGCTATCTTCGAGGGAATGGTCCAGTCCGAGTTTGGCTGCAACTATTGGGACTTATCCGATGATGAGCAATACCGCCTTTACAATGCAGCGACTCGGGAATATGCAGAACGTCGAGCTGACCGTGCCGATTATCTTCGAAAAGCACAAAGGGAGAGTGTCTAATGGCCGAGAATGTCGAAGCACCGAAACAGAGCCTTGCCGAAAAGATTCTTGCCATCCAAGCCGAAGCTGGAGCCGTAAAGAAGAAAGGCAAATTCGATGCGCAAATGGGAGGGGGAGGCTACCTGCGTATTGAAGATGCAGTTGTAGCTGTCGGCAAGCTCATGTACCAACACAAGTTACTGCTTAGTGGAACTCTCCTCCGAAAAGCGGATGGAGCGTTTTATCTCGAAACTCACCCGCACAAGATCGACAAAGGCTATATTGTCGATGTGATCGTCGAATGGACCCTCGAAGATGCCGAATCAGGAGAAAAGCGCGTCTGGCATTTCCCCGGTGGCGGCTACGACGGGACCGACAAAGCCGTGTACAAGGCTTTAACAGGCTCCCGAAAGTACGCCATTATCTTTATCTTCAACCTGGCTGTCGGCAATGATGTCGAAGCGAGTGCAGCGCCCTCTTTCGATGAGAGCAAGAACAAGGCAAAGGCTGTCGCGGCCAACAAGATAGCCGAATCAGCCGCAAAGGGAAATCAGACAGCCATCGACGCTATGAGCCAGATTCAGCCAGAAGCCAAACTTATCATCCATCGGCCCGAGGAAATGAATGGGCATTACATCTTCGTCGGAGGACTCACAGCAGTACCGCAGCTCCAAGCCTTCTTTTCGGATACCGGATGCAAATGGCTAAAGAACCGGACTACCGGAAAAGACGGCTGGAAGGTTCCCGCAGAGTACGAGAAGGGCTTATTGGCTCTGTGCGAGAAGTTGAATATCGAGGTCGAAGGTTAAGAGTTTGCCGCTACCCCCGTGACGGCAGGTCGAGGATGTGGGCCGGATTGACTGGGTTCTGGCCCTCTCCTCGGAATAATCGAAAAGGAGCTTCCATGTCCGAAAACGTAATAGCCTTTTTTCAATTTGTCGGATTTCTCATTTCCGCATACTTCGTCATAGTCGGGGCTTACATCGTTCTTCGATGGGGCACGATTGGCGTAACTGTACTATGGGGAAAAAGAACTGAGATTGACGAGATTGTCGATGATGAGTTTCGAAAGAGCTGGAGGATTCGATGACCCTGAAAGAATACCTGAAATCTCAGCATCACCCACCGGAAATACAAGCCAAGCTGGAGCAACTATTCGGACTGGCCGAGAAGTGGACAAAGGATTTCCCTACAGGCCCTTTCTCTAGAATGGACGTTGACCTCGAAGACATGACTCTGGGGAAATGTGCCGAAGAACTAACCAAGATTCTCGACTGACCTGTTTACTTTCCGAACACGCCTGATCGAAATTAGTAACTATTCGAAAATTGGTACTTGCTAATCATACAGGAGATGGTGTATGTACTCTCTTAGCACGTGTTCCTCTTTCTCTCTAGTGGGCTGGAGTTGCCTTGAACTTCTCCAGCCCCACCCTTTCAAGGAGGGGTTACGCTTACCATTCCACCAGAGAAGTCCAGCCTCAAAGCTAAAAAGTGGTCCGAATTTCAGCATTATAAGCACCGTCGCCCACCGTGGATCAGACTACACAGGAAACTACTCGATGACTGCGACTTCCAATGCTTGCAACTTGCTAGCAAGGCGCTAGCACCAATGCTCTGGTTGATAGCAAGTGAGAGCCTTGATGGGACAATCGAGATGGAGCCAAAGAATTTGGCGTTCCGAATTAGGGTGACTGAGGCAGAATTGATGAATGCAGTTAAACCATTGATAGAAAACAACTTCTTTGAAGGAATTGGGGCATTTTCCATTAGCGTGCTAGCACCGTGCAAGCAGGATGCTAGCAACATGCTTGCTCAGAGTACAGAGTACAGAGTACAGAGTAATTCAAATTCAAAACCTATTGCTCATCAAAATTCGATGAGCGAGTTACCTGGCTTTGAAACCTTCTGGGAGAACTACCCTAAAAAAGTAGGCAAGGGTGCAGCTAGGGTGAAATGGCTGTCGAAGGTCAAGGATGATGCCAATTGGCCAGCAGTAATAGCCGGACTAGAGTGCTGGAAGCAATCCGAACAATGGCAGGACATTCAGTACGTACCGTACCCGGCCACATTCCTAAATCAAATGCGCTGGCAGGATGAAGTACCAAAGAGCGGAGGGAAACGTGAGCGACAAATTGAGCAATCCATCAGGGAAACAATCGAACTCGCCAAACATTATGGGGTCGATGAACACTGTGTTGAAGTGGGTCGGATTTCTCGATCTTCACTTCAACCGGAAGGAGCCATTGTCTTACAACGAAAAGGCAATCTACGTTGAGGCTCTTGCAAAGCATCCGGCGCACTTGCTGGAAGAGTCTTTCCGGCGATGCCTTGATGAATGCACGTTTATGCCAAAGATTTCCGATGTGGTAAGCCGATTGCCGGATGAAAAGACTTATTTCGATCCGATGAGTGTGGAATTTGTGCCTATTAAGAACTGGTATGAGCCCTACCCACAAACTTCCAAATTGCGGATTTGGCAAGATGCCAAGGGGAATCGAAGAGTTGCAGTGGTGAAGCTGAAAGAAGGCGAACTACCTCCCCGAGTGGCCAGACCGCACCCAAATGAATATATCAGCCTGGCTGAAGCTTGGGAGAAAATACACCAAACTGCAAAGGAAAAGAAACTGTGAACCCCTACCAATCCATAGCCGATTTCCTGTATCGAGCGTCGAAAATGGACCTGTGGCTCTCGGCCCGAGAAGTAGGATTTGCCCTCAAAGTATCGAAACGCAGCGTTTGGAATTGTATCGAGCAGCTTCGAGACAAGGGAGTAACTATTTCGACTCGGGGCGTTCGGCCAAATACCGAGTACAAGGTGGGAGGGTAAAACAGTGTGTCACATATGCCCTATTTGTGACGGGTTGTGTTATTGCGATCTGGAAGATCATGAATCCGAAGAAGCTCCCGATGATTGCTGTCACCGTTGCCCTGAGATGGAAGAAGACGATGAGGATTTCGAATGACCTTCACTTGCGAATCAGCCGGCTGCTCGACTCGTCGGCTAAGGGCTGCGTTTTTACCTGCTGCATGTCCGTGGTGTGGAAGAGTAAAGACACCCCGGATTCCCGACAAGGACAATGCCAGATCAAGCACCCTTTCGAATCGTGGAGGATTTCGAGATGTCGGCAAAGAGGGCAACGCATTGCCGGAAGCTAGTACGGGTCGATTGTGGAAAACAATACAGGAAAGTACGAAGTAACGAAGAAAGCCCTTGACAGATGAGTACAAATGTAGATAATGCCATTATATGGATTATAGAGAGCCTAATCTAACAATAAGCGGTAAAGACTTCATGGAAGCCAACTCTTTAGGGGTTTATGCGTGGTTTAGGGGAGGTATTGCCCTATACGTCGGATATTCTCAATGCCCAATCGGGAGAATCGGCCATCATAACGTCATTGGCAGCGTGGATCGGGTGTTGCCAAGTGATGAGTTTAGATTTTGGGCTTTCGATGATCCCAGGAAAGCCCTCCTTTTTGAGCAGCAGCTAGAAGCTGAGCTTGGTCCTAAATATTCTTTGCCGTTGAAGAGGGGTGAGGTTAGGAAAGTTCCGTGTGCAGTTTGCAGAACTAAGTTCGTGCAAAAAAGATGGTGGCAGAAGTTCTGTAGCACCAAATGCAGGACCGGAAAAGGCTGGAGTAAGTAAAATTCTGTCCAACTCGGGACTGGCAAAAGTTCTGCAAGCCGACTTGTCGATGGAAGAGTTGGGATAAACGCAATCCAAGAATGAGGGAGAATAAGCCGAATGAATGAAAATAAACTACTAGCGTTCCACGGTAAGCAAGAAGTGAAGGATTTCTACCTCGCCCGAGTCAGGGCACACCGGGAGGCCGATGAAATCATTCGTGGCCTGTACTGGGAGAATGGCAAGGGCTGTGCGGTGGGATGCACGGTCCATTCCTCAAGTCATGCGGCTTACGAGCCGGAGCTTGGCATTCCTACAATCCTGGCGAAACTCGAAGATAATATTTTCGAGTCGCTGACAAATGGCCGCTCAAAACTCTGGCCGGAACAGTTCTTGAGCGCTCCGAAAGTGGGAGCAGACTTATCGCTGGTATGGCCGAAATTTGCAATCTGGCTGTTGACTGATCCGAAATTCGGGACTATCCAATTCGCCAAAAGCAAGCAATCAAAGAAGTCAATTCAGGACGTGGCCGACGCTTATCAAAAAGTGGTTGATGGAAGCGCGAAGAGAATCGACTGGCTGAAATTACGAAACGACGCCTACGCCGCCGCCGCCGCCGCCGCCGCCGC